TCCGTTCCGTTTCTTTCAATGTTCGCCGCATATAGATTACCGTAATGGTCTTTATATTCGCCCTCTGCAATATCCAGTTGCAATACCAATTGTTCCTTACCGGTGCTTGTTTTAACAACTTTCGCGCCTTTAATTTCACAGATATATTTGCCCGCCGGCAATGCTCTGCTTTCGCCTGTGTATGCTTGTGCCTCGTCATATCCTTGTATTTTATTCATTATTTTTATCCTCCTCATTCATTCCGTAATATTCTCTTATTCTTTCGTCAACTGCTTTCAAATCGTTATCAATCTCTAAATCAAACATATCCATAGGCGACTTGCACGTTGTATGTCCGTCTGATTGCGTTATGAAACTATGACTTTGACCGTCAGCTTGAAATAGCAAAACGATTGAAAACAGTCCCTCAACGGTCAACTGATTGTCCAACATTTTACCGATTGTTTTCGCTTTAATTTTACCGTTTTCGGTCTGCTCGCAATGGTGCAAAAAATATACGATTGTATCATCGGGCAATCCCTCAATGATGAATGTAATCATCTTCTGAAAACGTACCGCCATATCGGTAAACTTCGCATAGCCTGTTTCTTTTGCACGATTGAACGAATCGAACGCCAACAGATATTGACTGTCGTCTATAACGTATCGCTTATAGTGCTTTTTACTTAATTCTTTGGCAATAACATTGTATGTAGCCTTTTTGATTGAATTTAACTTCTTGCGGAACGGAAGTGGTTTACTTGCCACATTAAATATTACCAAATCATCTGCGTCAAAATTTCTTAGGCTTGCGGTTTTTCCGCTACCGCTTTCGCCCATAATTAAAACCGGTATTCCCATATGTATCACTCCTTATTTTATGCTCATATTATTTCTTTCGACTAACTCTGCATGCGGAATATCAAAACCGCCCTGCAACATTCCCTTGATGACCGTTTTGTTTGGCTCCGGTCTTTTGAACGTCAACAGGTCGTTATTGTTCTTCATTGCATAGTCGATAAATTCATCATCAACTTCTACTGCCGTTGATTTTCTATAGCTTATAGCTACTTTTGATGTACTGAACTTGTTACCGTCCAATGTTCGATTTATGAAATTCTTCAGATTTTCAGCTTTGTTTTCCAGTGACTTACGACGTTCCGCAAGTGCTTTTTCTTCTTCTCTTATAGCTTTGCTCTCGGCTACAAGATTTTTATACCATAACGCTGTATTTTCGATTTTTTCTTCTCTCTGCATTTGTAGTTCTTCAAATGCCTCGTAATCCTTTATTTCGCCTGTTTCTTCGTCAATTAAAGAAAACATTGCATTGTCTATTTCGTATATGTTCATTTGACTTTTCTCCTTTTCTATGCTAAAATATTGTTGTGTTATAATATATGCCGTTGAACGGTATTGCGGGGGAAATTAAATTCCCCCGCTTTTTTATTATTCAATTATATGTACATTCGGTACATCTTCAAGCAATTCTCTTAGCTTGTCCGCAATATTTTTTACTGCCTCACATTTCCAAGCTCCGCCGTCCGCCTCGAACAGTGCTGCTCTGCCGTCTTTAAGTCTGATTAGAAATTCGCTTTCCGGTTGCTCAACCTCTAAAAATGTTCTGTATGGTTTCAACGTAACAATCGGCTTAATTCTCTGTTCACCTACCAACTGAATACCACTCTTGACGGTTGCCGATTGCGTTATACCGTCATCTTTCGTCTGAACCGATTGTTGGTCTGTTATGTTACCAAGCAATTGTACAAGATAATCTCTGTCCTCTGTCGGTGCAAAACGTGATTTTAGACAGATAATCATATCTTCGATACTTATATAATCGTTGAAATCGAAACTGATGAATTTTGCATATGTAACATATGGTCTTTCACGTTGCATATCACATCTGACCGTACCCAATACATCAACCTGCTCCGGTGATACCACTCTCACGAATAATGGATTGTCATAATTGTTCATTTCTTGTTTCATCATAGTGACTAAACCGCTTAGACTTGACAATTTGGTTGTATCAACCAATCTGTCCTCAATTCTGTGTAATAGCTTGTCTGAAAACGCACCATGGTCAGTTTCAATCACCTTTGGTCCTGTCATATCCTCAATTTTTTCAATAAACTCTTTGTTAATCATTATCTTTTTCCTCCTTAAATTACATTGCTTTCTTAATTGGTATAACCTTTGGCTCGTCTTGCTCCGAGCCGTCTAATGCCATTTGTCCCGGTACTTGCGGAAGCATTTCGACCAATGCTTTGCCCTCGTCTGATTCCGTCAAATACAACGCACTTTCAATGTTGTTCGTTGGTGTCAATGTTGACTTAACCTGTGTTGACATTTTGATGTTCTGTCTTTCGCTGTCAGGCTTTAGTGATAACGTCAATGTTATCTTCCTTACTGCGTCCGCCTTGGTGTTCAAGTCGGCGATATTATCAACGACCTTGCTTAGCTCATAGTCCAATCTTTCACCGATTGCGCCTCGAGCGACCTCTAATAAATTTGCATTACCCACTTTTTATCATTCCTTTCTTGATTTTTTTATTTTTTTGTGGTATAATATATGTAAAACATAGATTAATCTATGTAATTACCTTTTGACCGTTTATGAGTGCCAGCTCTAACGGTCTTTTTCTTTTGTAACAATATTGATATACGGCTCACCATTATTCCACGAATGGCGTATTTCAAAATCGGCACTACCATTAACCAATATTTTTGTGTCACTGCCAAGTGCAGTTAATATCTCGATAAATTCTTCATTATCGTAGTTCTCCACTTCGTTATTCATTCTCTTTCGCCTCCAACTTTTTCTTGATGTCATCCAACATCTTTAATTGTAATCTGTATTTCTTATCGACTGTTTTGTCAGTCGGAATACACAACGACATAATTTCTTTAAACGGCTTGCCCTCATATACGCTTATACATATAACCGGTACAAACTTATTGTCACCTACCATTGTGTATATCACGACAGGTGCATCGTCACGTTTTGCCGCCAACAAATTAATCTGCATACATAAATTATGTAGCTTGCTTATCTGACCTGTTGTCATTTCTGCCCTCCTACTATTCTTACCACACTCACTTTAAGTGGGTACTTTGCTTTAATGCGGTTTGTTATGCCGTAGCCTTTTGCTATATACTCTTTAACCAACTTGTTATCATTGGCATTTACAAACACCGCATTACCTCTGCCCGTCATTATTACATATTTGTTCATTTGCAAACAATCCTTTCACTATATAATTTTGATTAGGGTGTCCCTTGCATTCTTTTGCGAATGCGTTAATCATCGGAAATACTTCTCTGTGGAAATATTCTTCCGTTTTCTCATTCTCTGTTTTTGGTTTTCTTTTTAGCATTTTTTATATCCCTTTCTGCCAATTTCCAACTTATGATTAGTCCGATACCGAAACTAATCAGCGCAATTCCTATTGTGTTCATTTGTTTTACCTCTCTTTACTTCCTCACAGGCACACAGGAGCCGTCCGCAAAAGGATTAAAACTCTTAGGGAAAGTCTGACTATTTTACGGATAACACGCGGACAGCCCTTGTCTGCCTGCAAGGTATTTAATTTTTATGACATCTCTCTTGCTAACTTAGCGACAGAGATATATCCTTTATTAAAGCCAAATAGCTCTAATACTGTTTTTCTATTCAATCCGCAGAACGTTGCTACGTTTTTGACGTTCAGCATTTCTTTATTGGGATAAACCTCTTTAATTCTTTCAAGGTTGTCCCTATACGAGGGCTTTTCAAGTGCCATTTCGTTCACCTCCACTTCTGCAAGAAACTCTTTACCAACATTACAATCGACACTGGAAACGCTATAGCAGCGAGAGTGCCGCAAGCAATCGCTATCATTACTATCATTTTTCTGCTCCTTATTTAGTTTTTTACTTTCTGTTCTTGTTTTGCTATCCAATCTACACTTACATTAAATAGCTCTGCCAATTTTGACACATAAACTAAGTCGAGGCTTTTTTGGCGTTCACCATTTTCGATGTTTGCATAATAATTTTGACTAATGCCCAAATAATCAGCTATCGCCTGTTGTGTCATTTTGCGTTCTTCTCTTAATTCTTTTAAATACTTTCGCACACTATCACCTCCGTTCATCTCACAATGAGATATTATCACATATTGAGTTTATTGTCAATCCCTTTTTGAGATTTTTTTATTTTTTTATTTACTTTTATCTCTATTAGTGATAATATAGTTTTACAAGGAGGTGGCGTTATGAAAAATCTTAAACTATTAAGAAAGCAACACAATCTATCACAAAAAGAAATAGGTAATATATTTCACGCTTCGCAAAATACGGTAAGTCAGTGGGAAAACGGTACCAGAAAACCCTCATATGATATTATT